GTATGTGATGATGGCCGAATCAGTCGGGAAGAATACTTGCGTCGCAAATCCGTTGATGGTCTTCAGGTACGGTGCGTACACCGTGACCTGACCTTCGCCTTCATTACGAAGCATGACGTACCAACCGGCCGTCGGGGGCTCAATCGGTAAGTAAACCTCACCCAGGCCTGCCTTCCAGACATATGCCCTGGAGCGGTCGGTCGAAACAAGCTGATAGTCGGTGTACAACTCGTTAACGAGTGTAGAGGTGTTCAGCTTGCCTTCTTGTGCTTGCAACCCGTAGCCGGCCAGAGACAATGCGTCTGCATTAACCGTGGAGGCACCAAACGCAAACGTGTGCCAAGCATTTACGTTTGTGTCGTCATCATCCACAAGGTAGAAGTACCACGACTCGCCCGACGCAATAGTCGTCGAGGCTACGGGCTGATCGAATAGTTCAATCGTAACGGCGCCGACCGATAGGTTGTTAAACAGAATGTCAGAGCCAACGGAACCCTGCGAGGCAGGAGGCAGGATAATCGTTCCACTTCCGTCTCCGGTAATGTCAATGATTCGGGCGGCGGGCTCAGTATCTCCGCCCGAAACCGTATTGGCAGGCCAGGAAAGTTGTGTGGTGCTGCCCGAAGCAACCGCCAGATCCAGATAGGAAACGTCGGTCGGTTGAATGACGTTCCCAGTGAATGGGGAAACAAAAGTCGCCATTTAGGGCTCCAAGGTAGCTGTGTTGCGATCGATGCGGCGGGAGTTATCTTCACCCTTCAGTGCAGCCATGGAAGCACTGTACATCTGCTGCCACAATTGCAGCTTGTCAGGGCTCTTCAAATAACCCTGAGCCTGCAAAAGCGTGCCAAACAAAATGGCCTGGGGCGCCTCGCGCGTGATCAGATTCTGTTGGTTGGTTGTGTCCAACGGCTGAATCTGGCTGTAGTAAATGATCTCGACCGTATAGGCCGCATTCGGGGTGGGACTGATCAGCCAGTGGTTATAATCGTAGTCGCTATAAAACTTCGGCTGCGCGTTGTCGGATTGACTGGAGTACTGCGCAACATAGTCTTGTGAACGCAGCAGCATCGGGGCGCCGTTGATCTTCATCGACACCGTTTTTCTCCACCGCGCCGGCTTCAAGAGGACTGGCTCAGTGGGGATTGTGTTGGTGGTGACGACGGTCAGTTCCCAGAGCGTCTTGACCTGGGCGGCAATCTCTTGCTCGGCCATGGAAATAAGGCGCGGGATCTGTTCCACGAACGACGTGTCATCGCGCTCGGAATACCTAATAATGTCCTGTACCAGACTATCATAGGTCATTACGTATGCGGTCGTCATGATTATCTCGTGTAGTAGGAAATGTTCGGCGTGTAGTAGATGGGCGACTTGTCGCGCTCTTCTGCTTCAGCCTGGGCCAACCAGTTATTGGCTTGTGCTTCCAAGTACGTGATCCGCGCCATGTCAACACCGGGCAACTGCAACGCAAGCTGATGCGACAGCATTTTCTGAATGGCCGCGATCCACCGGTTGGGCACATACAGTTCATTGGTCAGAGAACCAACGTCTTGCAGTTCCATTTCCAGGATCAACTGGAAGACCTGGAAATCATCCTGCGGTATCGGCCACAGATACATTTCCGGCACAATCTGACGGTTGAACCAAAACTGAAGTGAACGCTGACTCTGGAATTGCTTGTTCGGCAGATTCCAGTAATCGTCCCGATTCAAGCGCGACAGCGGAATGTCCTGCTGCGTGTATGAGAACGAAAGTTGCCGCAGCGAGAACGTGTTAAGCACGTCCAGATTTCGCAATCTGAAATAGTTGTACTCAGGCGTCGGATCGATTGGGAAGTAATACCACTCACGATCGGCCAGGGTAATCTCCGGCAGCGTCTTGCGCACGGTCCAGGTTACCCCGTCCTCGCTCGTCTCAAAGACGAGGTTATAGGTGGCAGCACCATAGGAATTGAACCCGACCTGATAGATGCGCTGCCCGCCAGTGTATCCCGCGCCGAAGAAGTTTTCGCCCAGGGTGGAGGTTGCGTAGGTATTTAGGTCCTGGTCAAACAGATTGCCAGAATCTGGATTGGCCGTCGGCAGAGCCTCCGAAACCGAAGGCGTGATGATATAGCGCCAGTTGGACTCGCGCACGTCAATCGTGCCAGGGGGCAGGGTAATAACGGTCTGATCGGTCACCGTGCCAAACAAGCGGTTCTCAAGCATCCACAGATTAACCCCTCGATTGGAGAGGTTCATCAGGATATAGAAGAGTGCCTGTTTGGCCGCGTTGATGTACTCCGGGGTCTGCTCTTCAGCAGCTTTCCCGGCTTCACGAAACGCATATTCAATCAGTTGACCGACATTTATTTTGGTCTGATTGGTGGTGCCCGAGTAGGCCATGAATTACCTCCCGCGGCCGGCAGTCTTCTTTTCTTTGACGCGTTCCGGCAGATTCTTGGAAACGGGGCCCGCCTTGACAAATTCCTTGCCAACCTTTTTAGGGATGCCGATATTGCTCTTGCCTTCGGCGGCCGCGTACATAGCGCCCAGTTGGGCCTTGGACTTGATGGGCATTAGATTTTCCCGCCCCGGGCGTACTGACCGACCGCGCGCAGGCCGCGGAACACGTCCTCCATCGGGCCCATGGGAGCCGCATGGCCCAGGCCGCCGGATGCGGATGCCACACCCATGCCACCAGGGGCGCCGGCATAGCCCGCAGGCATGCCCATGTGGGGACCACTGACCATCGGAGGGGTTTGACCCGCCTCGCCGGCCACAGCGCCACCCGCCTGGAACTTCTTGGCGCAGCTTTTGCCGCCACCCATATAACGCTTGACGGTGCCGCCATCCTTCTTGGAACGGCCGCCCTTCTTCAGCTTGAGTTCAGTCTTTTCCTCATGCTGTTGCTTGTCGTGTTGGGCCATGGCCTTTTTGACAATACCCTTGTCCTGCTCCATGTCCTTCGTCTTCTCTTCCTTGGTTTCCTTACCAAGTCGCTTCATCAATTCCTTCTTGCTGACGGAGCCGCCCTCCTTGTAGCAGGCAAGTTCCGACTTCATTTTTTGGTTGGGGCGAAAGCCTTCCATAATATACTCCTAAAAAGAGTTAGCTCCTGACATTACATATACAAAAACTCACGGGTTTTTGGCCCTATTTCACATCAAAGCAACCTCCGCCTCTCGACGGCGCACCAGTCCGGGCAATACTTTGCCTCCGCCACGGGTCCACAACATCAGTTGTTCCTTGGCTCCGTCCCAATCCTGTGCGTTAATCTTGCGGCGCAAGGTTGACGTTTGCAGCCGACCGACGCCAAGGTTGTATGTGAAATCGACGATCGCGTTGAACCGCGACGGGTACGCAATCAGGCCGGGGCATAGGCGCATGACACCCGGCGCGTACGTGTGCGCCAATTCAATGCCCAACAAATCAGCCGCGGCGCGTTCGTCCATCGGCGGATCGGTCAACGCAACCTTGCGCCCGTCGGCGTAATAGGTTGACCCGTACCCTATCGTAGGAACCCCGGCAGGGCACAGGTACGGCTTGGCCCGAAAGCCCTCAAACCGTTTGCACAGTTCGGCCGCAATGTCGAGGTTCATAGGCCACGCTGTTTCAGGGTGCGGTCAAGGAACCAGTAGTTGATGGTGCCCGACACCAGGGCCATAAAGTCTGCGGTCATCATGGTGCTGAAGACTTCTTGGGGTGCGGCACCCTGGAGCCAACCGTTCCATGCAAACCATAGGTGGACAAACGACCACAGCAGGATTACCCAGTATGTGACCACCGGGCGCACCGACGCGCTCAAGGACGCTGCCCACCCGCCTGCGGCCTTGCTCATCTCAGCCTGTTGATTGATGGCAGAGTTGAATGCATCCATTACACCGGTGTCGATAGCTTTGTCGCGCTCGGCACCAATCTCAGCCAGTTTTTGCTGACCACGGATCTGCTCCAGGTCGCACTGACGTTGGAACATCAAAAGTTCATGGTTGCGCTCATTCTTCTTGTCAAAGAACTTCAACACCTCGGGCGCAAGACGGAAGATGCCGCCCAACAATGAACCGAATATGCCGCCGCTGAGTAGTTCCAACATCACTTGGCCCCTTTCAAGAATTTTTCCCGTTCCTCAAGCAGCTTGACCTTGACTT